AAAAAAATACCACTAACACCATGCCCTGTTGTGGTATCTACATAAGAATTAAAGTCTAAAGCACTCTCTAATGGCATGATTTATTTTTTAGCTCTAGTTTTAGTAGCTTTTACTTTAGAAGTTTTTAAGCCTACACTTCTATCTTCTTTTTTAGCTTTAGGTTTTGCTACATGAACCTCTGCTTTCTTATAAGAGCAAAGTTGATGTCCAATATCTTCAGGCAATTCAACAACATCACCTGCATGTACCTTTTTACCATCTGCGATTGTATCGCTTGTTATTAAGTATTTTTTCATATTTAAGTTGGGGGTATTGCTACCCCCATTCCATTTAAGCATCAGTTAATTAGTCTGAAGATTTACAGAAAGATACTGCATGTCTTACAGCAGTGTCAACAGTTTGTAGAGCAACAATTCTTACTCCACCTGATTGACTTAAGCTATAAGCATCTACAGTTATATCTAATCCGCCATACATACCAATTAATAAGTCTGCAAAGTTACCAAAGTAGAAATCTCCGCTTGTTACTTGATTACTTCTGATTACATTATAACCATTCATAGTGTTATCAGGAGATACAACAAACTGAGCAGTACCACTAGCCTTTTCAGTTGTTTTCAAAGTACCAAAGTCAGCAGGTCTACAAATGTAGCTTAAAGAACCAGTTAATGCGTTGTCATTAGCAACAGCAGATTCCATAGCAACAATCTCAGCCCATGTTGGGTTAGCAGCACCAAAAGTAGTAGTGTTAATACCTGAAGTATTAGCAATACCAGTAGGCTGACCACTTGAACCTGAACCAGCTAAAGCACCTAAATCAATAGCAGTAGCTATAGATTTTGTTAGGTCATCTCTGATTAAGTTTTCAACATCTAATGAAGATTGTTGTAGTAATAATCTAGTTACATCTGTATGTGCACCAACTACTTTAGGTGACATAGTTACTGAACCAACTTCTAGCTCATCAGAAGCTGAGTTACCACCTTCAGTAGCAATCCAACCAGCAGCAGCAGTAGCAGTTTTCTTAGGTATTACAACATTACCTTGTAATCCTCTAAGCATAGTAGCACCAGCTCTCATTACTGAAGACTCATTTCTGAGAATATCAATAAAATCTGAGCCTTTGTAATCTTCAGCAACTAAACCAGCATTATCAGTCAAGTCAGCATCCCTTTTACCCCAGTTACTTAGAACTTCAGCAGGTAACATGATACCTTGAGCATCTTTACCATATTGTCTAGCAGCTTCAGCAGAACATTCAAATTCAAATGCAGCTTCTTCTTGTGCCCTTCTATCAGATGGGTTAGCCATAGCTCTAATAGCTCTTACTAGGCTAAATTCTCTTACTTCTTCTTTAGTCATGCCGATTTCTGAAGGAGTTTCTAGTGGTGTATTGTTAGAAATGTTATCTAGTAATATACCTCTAAACTCTTCTACAGATTTTCCTTCAGCAATCGCTTTATGTGCTAAATCTCTTTTATTGTGTAAGCCACCTAAATCCATAATCTCTTTTGAGTTTCTTTTGAATTCAGCTTTAGCTTCTGCAACAGTTTGAGACCTAACTTCTTCTATATTTATGTCTTTTTTATCTTCTGACATTTTATTCTCCGTTAAGTTTATATTATGTTTATCTACAGAACGACCAACTCCAACAAGTCTTGACTGATCGGCAGGAACACTTACGGAAGAAACTTCCATTGGTGTCCACTTAGCTTTAAAGTAAGTTTCATCATCTTTGTTATATCGTTCCAGTTTATCAATACGATACCCGACTGAAATATTCATACGAATACCATCTTTTACATCTTCAAACACTTCTTGAGCTAGAGCTGATTTTCCAAATCTTACTACTGCTAAAGACCTTTTAGCAGTCTCATCAAGTTTGAACTCTTCAATAACACCTATTTGCTTTGTATGGTCATGATCCAAAAGCAAAGGTGCACGTCCACTGTTTATAAACTCCATGTTTATATCATCAGCAGAATGTCCCAGCACTTCCATGCCGAAACTTCTTTCAACAGGTTCTTCAGAAGAAACTCCAACCCTAACTCTTCTGTTTTCCTCATCTATAAATTTTGCTCTTGATAAATCAATAGTTCTATACTTCATTGGCATATCAACTACTTTTCTATCTTCTTCATCATTATGATAAGGTCTTTCAGAATCAGCATCTTCAATTTCTACTGCTTCGCCTTCATGTTCGACACCCTCATGCTTCGCAAATTCAACGATAACTTTATCATCAGTTTCGCTAACATTAAGGATATGTCTATCTTCTTTATTTTCCATAGCTTTCTCCTTGTTTTTGGTTGATAAAGGATGTCCTTCAGGTAGCAGATCAGTGTCATGCTTTCCTGACTTGTATTTACCAGTCTTTAAGACTCGTAAAAAATTATTAACTCGTGCCATTGCCCATTGCTCTTTTGAAGTGACATTAGGTCTGACACTTGAGGGATTGGTGTTATAAGCACCAATACCTCTGTTGTAAACTTTTTGTAATGTAGAGTAACTAGTTCTTTTGGCTGGATTATCGCCCACATCTTCATTATGTTCTCTAGCTTTTTCTCTTAGAGTATCTTCTGTGTCTCTTGTTTCCAAATCTTCTATATCTCTACCATCTTCTTTCTTCATTTGATTAACTAGCTTTCTTGACCAGCTAAATCCTGCATCTCCACCCCATAGTGCCCAAGCTATTCTTCCGTTTGATGGATAGCCTTTTTCACCTTGCCTAAAACCTTCTGCTTGTTTATCTACCTCGTGTCTTGAGAAAAAACTAAACATTCTTTTTATGGTTTCATCTGAAAGATTTTCATCATTTACAATTTGATTTGCCCTTTCAAGACCTACTCTAGTGCCACCTCTACCATGCTCTTTACGCCAATCTAAGCCTTTTCTAGCTTCTGATTTCATACCCTGAGTAGGTTTACTCATCTTCGCTATCTCCGCCTTGTATCTTAGCTTCTACTGGGTTTTTCTGACCAAATGGTTGATATGCTAATTCTATTCCGTATTGTTTTGCTAATTCAATTTCTTTTTGGTGTTGCTCAAATAACTCTTCAGTATCTCTACCATAACTAGCACTAATATCAGAATAACTAATAGTTCCATTCTGCAATCCAATAACATTTGCTTGCATTTCTTTTAATGGGTCAATCCAAGCAAAACTTCTTGGTATGTAATTTACTGAATCAGAAAACTTATAAAACTTACCAGCAGGTAAATCAACATTCTTAGAACTTATTGCAGCCTTCAACCAAGATTGGAATACTGGGTCTATAAAATGGTCAATTACAAACTGTTGATATATCTGATACATAGACCTATCCTCTAAAGCCCCTTGCCTGATACTGGAGTAATTCACTGAGGTTAGGTCGTTAGATAATGAGTGATAAGAAATATTTAAACCTGATGCAATACTTCTTAAAACACTTGTTGTGAATGAATCAAAAGCAGATGTTGGGTGTGTTGGGTCAAATGCTTTGAAGTCCATACCTTGAGGTAATTGCTCAAATACACCAGCCTGTGCGTTCATTGTTGGATTAAAAGTATCTTCATACTCACCATCACCAACATATCCATCACCATCAGGTGAGGTAAAGAAACCCATTTTAGATGCACCAACTCTAGCTGCAACTATTTCTGCTTCTAAATAACCATTTAACATCTTCACATTAGCCATTGCTGTAGCAACCAAAGAAACACCTCTAGTTTGTTCTGCTCTATTAGGTAGGTAAGCATGGATAATCTCATCAGCAGGAACTCTAATGTGTTGTGCTTGAGCTGTATAAACCCTATCGTATGGATGGTCTTTATATAAATGATATGCAACTGGTCTATCGTGATCATCAACCTCAACACCCATCTTGATACGATTGCCAGTAGCTTTATAGACATCGTTTTTATTCTCGTCTAAATGATCTGCTTCTAAAAACTGTAATTGAAAACCAAAAGGTATGCTCTTATCCTCAATTTTTCTTATTAAAACCTCTCCATCTCTACATAAAGATTCAATAAATATTTTTTGACAATCTAAGAATGATAATCTTCCATTGCTAGTGCAGTTTCCTAGCTTACACCAGTCTTTCCAAGCACTTTCAATGAGCTGGTTTCCAACAACGTCCAATGAACCATTATCATCTCGACCTTTGCTGGAAACTCTTATGCCATGCTTACCGATAACATTAGACACCATCAGGTTAAGGTATCTTGCAATATAGCTATCGTTCCTTGCTAACTCTCTTGCTCTATCTCTGAGTATTCTTATGTTATCTTTTATTTCAGCATCAGCACTTGTAGATGTGGTAACAAAGTCGGCAAATAGCCTTCCAGTATTAGCACCAGTGTAGCTTCTTCTATATGCTTGTCTTTTCTTTTTTTTAGGCTCTTGAATACCTAATATTCTGTTATACCATGCCATTATGTGTAACTCTTAGGTGTAGAGCCAGTAGAACGACCAAAATTAACTTTTATGGTGTTTCCTGACCCTCTTTTGTTTTTAATTCTTAATTGTTTGACTTCTTTTAAGTATTCAGCCTTATATCTAGCTCTAAAAGTAAGTAAATCATCTATAGACATTCTTGATAGTGACCTTCCAGCTATAGACATAGATGATTGGTCAATATTTGCTCTATTTTCAATGACAGCTTCTATTGCATCTAAAACAATCTTTGCATGACTTCTAACTGAAGCTGATGTGGTAGCATAATTATCTTGTATTTCTACAAATCCTTCCTCTAATTTAAC